CAGCATTCTTGCAATCAACCTCTGGTCGCCATCACGGAACCTCTTTAATTGTGTTCTGAAATTAGCATATATTCCAAAGTCGGTCATCATGTCTGCAACTTTTCTTTTATTCAGGTCATTCATTTTCAAACATCTCCAGCAGACTTATCTTGCCTGCAATACATACTATGTGTTGCATATTATATATAGTTTTGCACATAGACAACGAATAAAAAAGTTAGAATATTGGTTTGCTAGCAGTTCCAAATCCTGCATAACGATTGCGCTGGGCTTTGACCTTTGCACTGATCCGTTTTGGCTGTTCGGTTTGCATTGAGAACATGGCATACCTGGTTGCATCGAGGATGTGATCAAATGCTTTGACGGGTTCATCGAGCACGTTGCCGTTCTTATCTTCCTTATATTTGTAGTTCTGGACTTCCTTTTGGATATTAGGACTACAGGTAGCATCGACATGAATCACTTGCGACTTGACATAATCAATTCCGGCCTTAACATCTTTTTTCGAGGGATGTGCATTGAATCCAGCATTGCTTATCTCTTCAATCCTGTCCGGCTCGGCAGAATCGCAGTAAATGGTTGTCTGCCTGCCAATGCCATCCTTTTGCATCCACCGGATAAGGTCGCCGTTTGTCATACCCGACTCATACAACCTTTCCCTGATATAGAATTCTTCATCGTAGCACCAGACTTCTACCACACTCATTGGAGCATTGTACCCAAAATCTATCCCGAGAGAGTGGCTGCCATTCTCAAATATAGCCTGTTTCCAGTTATTCGGATCCTCAAATTTGAAGTGCGTATAGATTTTGTTTTGCAGGACTCCCGGTTCTCCCAGGGCATATATCCTGTAGAAATTCTCGTCAACATCCATTAGGTGTTTGATTTCGTTGACATAGGATTCTGGCAGGAATCGGTTGTTTTTGTATGTGGAGTGACATATCGCCATCTCCGGTGTGGGTTGTTCCACCAAGTCCGTTATAATCCAATGGTATGCATCCACGGGATTGAACGTGAGGTATATTTTGTTTTCCTCTGCGCTATTTGCGGCACGCAGACGCAGATTAATCTGCATGAAATCCTCTTTGCTAATGTCCGTGGCTTCCTCAACCCAAACATAGTTAAGAGACAGTGATTTTATTTTCTCGGAATCGTCCAGAGACTTGAACAGTATCTCGTTGCCATTGAATGAGACTTTCATCTCACTCTTGTTGTGCCTGTACGGGATGTTCATCTCGTCCAGAGTATCCATTATCATCTGGTATGCAGTAATACGCAGAGATGGCAGGGTTTTCCGTGTAACAAGGATTTTCACACCATTGCCCTGGATAAACTTCAGGCATATCTCCTGTGCAACTGCCACGGATTTGCCGGAACCTGCACCACCATATATTACAAGCACACGCTTGTTAACGTTTTCTTTTAGGAATTTAGAGAAATGTTTAATTCTCTTCATCCCTGTCCCCGTCCACTTCCTCGATTTGTATAGTAATTCCACCGGAGTGTTTGTTGTTCATCTCGATGGCTTCTTTTCTTCCAAATTCGTGAGGATACCTGCGCTCAAGTATCCACGCGGATGCCTGCCACGCCCCTTCCTTGCTGGCCTTGGTGATCATAGCGAGGTTGTTACGCATTCCACGGGCTTCCGCTTCTTTTATATCGTTGACTAATTTCACATAAATTTCTTCATCTTTTCGGACAGTTGCTTTCGGGTTTGCTTCCACTCTGGCAATTTCCTCTTCGCCTCGTATAATCCAATTCCGGTATGCAGAATAGGATATTCCGGCTCCTGCACACGCCTGCCGATATGGCATTCCCAAAACAATGTTGTCGCATATTGTTTTTATCTTCTCATCGGATATCATTCGCGGTTTCCCGGGCCCTGGTCTTCTTGGCATTATTCATCATCTCCTTTCCATGTGTAGTTTTCACCGTTTCTAATTATTTTATTATTCCCTGTATAATTAACATATCTCTGCACAATTACGTCACAGTATTTGGGATCAAGTTCCATCGAATAGTTGATGCGACCGGTCTGCTCGCATGCCATCATTGTGCTGCCAGAACCACCGAACAAATCCAAAACCAAATCTCCCTTCTTACTGGAATTCTGCAAAGGATATGCTACCAGCGCGATTGGCTTCATAGTAGGATGTTCTTGACTGGATGTTGGCCTATCAAACTCCCAGACAGTTGTTTGTTTTCTATCAGAATACCAATTATGTGCTGCACCTGGTTTCCAGCCCACCAGCACAGGTTCGTGCTGCCAATGATAATCTTGCCTACCCATTACCATTGAGTTTTTCACCCAAATGCAACACTGCGCGAGTTTGTAACCGGCATCAACCATCGCCTTTCTAAAATTCATCCCCTCACTGTCTGCATGAAAAACGTATATTCCAGCACCCTCGTGAGATACATCAAACAATCTCGAATAAATCTCATATAAAAAATTGTAAAAATCCTCTCCCTGCATTGTGTCGTTTTCTATTGTAAGCGCATCTTTTGTTTTCCCCACATAGGATACATTGTAGGGTGGATCCGTAATAACCAAATTTGCCAAAGCATCATCCATTAATGTTGCCACATCCCCTGAGTCTGTTGAATCTCCACACATAAGCCTATGATTACCCAGGACGTAGACATCTCCCAGTTGTGTTACAGGTTCCTCGGGCGGTTCGGGTGCTTCATCTTCTTCCACTTCAGTAGGATTTGCCGCCTCGATGCCTGCCAAAAGTTCATCGATTGCTTCTTCGTCATAACCAATCGCTTCATACATGCTCTCATCTATTTCTTGGAGTAGCGCAGATAGTTGCTCATCGTCTTGCTCGGCAATCTCCGCCAGCCGGTTGTCTGCAATCACATACGCCACGGCCTTCTCATACGGCAAATCAATGTTGATAATCGGAACTTTCTCAAACCCGAGTTGTTTTGCTGCTTCATATCGTCCATGCCCTGCCACTATCATGTTATCTTTGCTAATCAGAATGGGATTAGTCCAGCCGAACTCCTGCATTGATTTTTTGATTTTGTCAATTTGCGATTCCGGATGCCTTTTTGGGTTTTTCGAGAATGGTTCGAGTTCATCTATTGCCAGATATTCAACTTCCATGTGTGTCACCTGCTAAAAAAATAAATATTAATTGACTGCCGAATAGCAGCCACCTGATTGTCGCATTATATCGCCCGACATTGCCATTTTGTAAAGCACTTTCTCAACCGTGTCCTTCGCTATACCCGTACCCTGTGCTATATCCATAGCGTTCACGGGTGTTTTCATATCTACTATATATTCGTGTATAGTATGTATATAGTTTCTGTCCTGTGAGGATATACCTGCTTCTATGTAATCTATACCATACCCTCCGTTGTCCTGAATTACTCCCAGATTACGCATACAGCCGTCAAGCAGGTCTATTGCGACCTGCGCATCGTATGCCTCAACGTAATTACTCAGGCGCATCCTTGCGCTTGCCTGTGCCATCCTGACAAGCCCCTCAAGATATCTCGCATTCAATGACACCGTGTCTTTTCCTCTGCCTCTTATACCGAGATAATAATTTTTGATTAGTTGTCTGGGTTCATCGGTCATGTCAGGATGCACGTTGCTTTTCGAGTACGCCACATATTTGCGCAGCAGTTCAACACTAATTGCGGGTTTGGATATTTCCTCGAACTCACTGGTATGCATCCGCAGGATGTGATCACATACAGCCTCATCTTTTTCTGCGTCTGGTGTATCCTGCATAATAAATATCAAATCAAACCGCGAGATGAGTGCAGGTTGCATGTTTATCTGGTCGGATATCGCTTCGTTGGGATCAAATCGCCCAAATTTAGGATTGGCTGCACCGAGCAAAGCACATCGCGTGCGCAGGCTGGTATTGATTCCGGCTTTGTGGATGTGGAGTGTTTGCTGTTCCATGGCCTCGTGGAGAGCACTCCTGTCTTCATCATTCATCTTGTCGAGTTCATCCACGGCACACACACCGCCATCCGCCAGTACCATTGCGCCACCCTCTACAGTCCATCTGTCCGAATCCAGCCCATCTTTCACGGCAGCTGCGGTCAATCCTACGCCAGAGGTAGATTTACCTGACGCATACACTCCCCTGGGGGATATCTCCGCGAGGTTGCGAACCATCTGTGATTTG